GGCCCAAGTGCTATAAAGTTTCTTTTTTCTCGGTCGGTCAAAAGGTTAAAAGCCTGTGACTCCAGTACCATGCGGCTGCGGCTACTGCCGAAAGAAGTGAGCGCCCCGGCCTGAATTAGCGCAGACAATACCCCGATATTAATTTTGGCATCTTTCGCTGCCAAGAAAACATCAAACTTATTGGAAATTTCCGATTGACGAAAATCAACAATTGACTGAAGGCTTTTTTCACTAACCCCCTTGATGCAGTTGAGCCCGTATCTAATATCTTTCCCTTCAACGCTAAAGTCCATCTTCGATTTAGCTAGATCGGGAGGTAATAGTTTCATGTCAAAATAATTTAACTCACGTGCAATTTTGTTGACTTGGTCAAAGGGATCGGCCTCGTGTTTAGCCATTTTCAACAATGCAATAAAAAAATATTGAGGATGATTAAACTTCATATAAGCGGTCCACGCAGTCAATATCGCATAACTAATGGAATGCGACTTATTAAAAGAATAGTTGGCGCTATCTTCTGCTACTTGCCATAAAACATCTGCTGCTTCCACCCCGTTCCATCCACACCAAGCATTGGTCAATCTATTTTCTTCCACCTTGGTTCTAATCTTCTCTTGCCACTCGGGCATTTGGTCTACTTTTTTCTTTCCTACGATGCGGCGCAATTGCTCGGCTTCATCTAAAGTAAAGCCAACCTTTTCTGCCATTTTCATAAGTTGCTCTTGATAAAGAGGTATACCTCCGGTATATTCCAAAATTTCATCAAACAAAGGATGTATTTGTTGTTTTTCTCCTGTAGAAATATAAGCGGCATACTGATCTTTGAATTCTAAAGCGCCCGGGCGCGCTATAGCAATCACCCCAGATACTTCCTCGAGGTTGCGAGGGTTGATTTTTTTGCATACCCCAAAGTTTGTATCCGCTTCAATTTGAAAGAGGCCGTGGGGGCACTGTAGATTTTGAAGGTTTTTATAAAGATTTTTGTCACTCAAATCAATGCTATCTAAATCAACGCCCGTTAAACGGGACGCCTCTTTCAGGACAGTAAGTGTTTTGAGTCCGAGGATATCAAACTTAACTGTAAGCTCTGAAATCCAGTTCATATCATAACACGATGTAAGTTCCCCTTCCTTTGTTTTTTGAAGTGGACAAATGTCCGTTAAACGTTCGTGCGAAATGGCAATGCCCGACGCATGAATCCCTGTATTTTTAATCAAACCTTCAAGCTTGGAGGCTATTTCATAAACCTTAGGGTTATCTTCGCACCATTCGTGAAAAAGCTCACTTTCATGTCGGGCTTCACGCAACGGAGAAACTTTTCCAAATTTGACAGGAATTAAATCACTCAGTTCGTTAACCTCCTGTTCGGTATAAAGGCCAACGATTTTGCCGGTTTCCTTGATGCAGAGTTTTCCGCTAAGGCTAACTAGATTTAAGATGCGACAAGTACGAGAAGGGTGCTTGCGTTTAATGTATTCTATAACTTCGGTGCGACGGTCGTAGGCTATATCGTTGTCAACGTCCGCCAAAAGGGAACCGTCTAAGTATGTAATACCGTCTTTGACGATCTTTCGGGCGCGACTTTTTGAAACAAAACGTTCGAAAAACAAATTATATTTAATGGGGTCTACTTTTGTAACCTTTAACAAATATAAGATTAAAGAACCTGCCGCCGAGCCACGGCCCGGCCCTGTTGGTATATCGTTTTCGTGGCAATAATTTAAAATATCCCAATTAAGTAAAATATAATCAATAAACCCCAAATCATTAAGAATGGCCAACTCTACTCCGGCTCTCTCGTAATAGGCATCCTTGTTACTATACTTGTTGATACCCATTTCTTTGATGTTTTCCCAGCAGAGCTTTTTAAGAAACTTTAGATTATCAACGTCCTCTGGAAGATTCAATTGCTTATAGAATTTTTGAGCTATTTTGATCTTTGGGAGCAAAACTCCAGCTGGCGCACACTTATCGTATTTTGTAAATTTGTCGGCAAACATTATACCTCTACCTCCCAAATTAGTTTGTTAAAAATCTTAAAAGTCATTTCGATATCATAGCACGCATTGTGTAATTTATTTTCGTCGAATTCTATATTATAGTCTTTAAGCAATTGTTTTTGGTTGGTCTTAAGCCCTCTTTTTCTGTATTCATTAAGTTTATATTGCCAGTTAATCAGGCTTTCGTTTTTGCTTTTTTTGATTTGCTCTTTTGCCGCCTTAGCTAAACAATGTGTGTCGACGATACGGTCTACATACGAATAGTCGCTTTCTTTTTTGAGTAGCTTTCTGAAAATATTGTGGATGTAAACATCAAAACCTAAAAGGTTATGGCCTATAATCAAATAAGAAGGGTCGTAAAGATACTTTTCTAAGCCTTCTAAAATCTGCGCTGCGTTGGTAGCGTTCTTTTCGTAGTGCTTACGGTTGAATTTGCATATTTTAGCCGCTTCGGGACTAATATTAAGCGTCTTCCATTTGATAAGGTGGTCGTAATTTTGGATAATTTTTTTTCCTTTGCATAGCGCGTATCCAAGTTGCCACGGTTTATTCTCCGAATTCAAGAGATTGAGGTGACATGTTTCAAAATCAAAACAAAGATAGTTTTGATTTGGTTTGAACCTTAAAAGATTATCATTCATTATTCTTACTAATCTCGCCTCCTGCTACAAACAATTCTTCTCCTTCTTTTATATCACATCTAGCAATGAAATTGCAAGTAAATAATTTTTTTTCTACCTTAAAATCAACATTGTGATCCTTGGATCGAGCATAAACCATACCGTAACCTAGGACAAGGAGTGGTCGCGTAGCATGAAGAGGTAAAATTCCCCCCTCCTTCTCACAGAAATCCTTCCAGTCTTCTCGTAGTTCTGCCCAAGGAAAGGCGTATTTCATTATCTCTTTGTCACAGTTTTCCCATTTGTTGTCGTGCGGTAAAATAAGGGGAGCTTCTTCTATGAGTTCTCCTTTTTGTATATCCTCCATACAAAATACGCCGCGCCTATCGCCTTGTGTTTGTACTTTTATTTTAGTTGATAAGAAAAGATTATTTTTCATTTTAAAAGTGGAGCCACCTCTTGGATTTGAACCAAGGCGCTTCCGATTACAAATCGGATGCTCTGCCGAACTGAGCTAAGGTGGCGAGTTATTTCCATTTGCAATAAGATGGGTCTTGAGATCGTTTGCGCCGCATGTACTCTCTTTTTTGAGTACGCCGTTTCTCCGTATTTTTTTTATCGTATTTCTCTTGAGCTCGCGCACGGGCTTTTTTCCCTTTGGCGCTTTTGTTATATCTTTGTTGTGAGGTTTCGCTCATGTCACCATACCCAGACTATATAAATTTCCTCGGATGGGGTAGGCAGAATGTCGTATTGTTTTTTTTTCATTGTTAATTTAATTCGGAGATAGGAATGTTATAGCAGTCCGCTTTAAAAGTAAAATTATTAGCAGAATCAATTTCACCTTTACGATGAAAGATTGCTTTTTTATAAAAGTCCGACTTGCTAATCTTTCCAAGATACCACGCCTCTCTTAATGTGTTAAGAACGCTTACGAAGGCATACTCATCACAGTCTTGTTTTGTGTTAAAGTCTGCCACAGAGCACTCATAGTAAGGTTTAGGCGCCACCGTGCGCTCCTTAGTTTTAACGTCAACCTTCATGTTTTGATAAACAATGTCATAATCGTAAGTATCTTTAATTTGCCCATTAAGAACATTTTTGGCAACCTCTTCTCCTATGTATGCAACCAAGCTCCCTTCCCCTTGTCGGATGGAGTTCTTAAGAAGGGGTAGGGTTGCGGCTCTTTCTTTAATTCTCGTCAGGGCGCTGGCTGTGATAAGAAATTTTTTCATTTCTCTAAAAAGCTCTCCATGCAAAACTCTTGGCTTCCGAAATGGTCTAAATTGGGACGCGTTAAGTCCGACTTGCGCCCGCTAAAGCTTCGGTTGCAGATAATCTTGAATGTTTGGTAGGCACCAAAATCTTTTCTATTCTTATAGTAAATGGTTTTGGTCTCTTCTGTGTCATAATTGTGCCGAGAGCAGTAATCTTCCACTACCCCACGTAACAAATGGTCAAATGGGAGTTGGTTGTTTTCTAGAAAAAACAAAGGTTTAACAAAACTAAAGTCCGGAACAAACTCTGCAAAAGAAAAATTGTTGCGATGAAGAAAGGAATCGTAAAAGGGGATAGCTAGTAAAAGGTTATTGGTCCAGTGTTCTTTTAGGTCCTTAAAGGTTAGCCGTTGTTCATAATCACAAAATGCTTGGGAGTGGATCTTGTAAAGTTTTTTACATCCGTGGTCATTTTTAGCGAAAAGAATGACCTTATGGTTTTTGCTTTTATTATCTTGGTGAGAGTTACACACGCTAAGTCTCAAACCAAAAACCAATTGGATATCATGCTCATCGCAGCGTTTTTTTGATTCCAGAAAGCCATGAAAATTATCCTCCACCAACACTAGTTTGTCGAGGTTGTTTTCAATTGCAATTTGAATAACACTGTCCGCCCCTCCTTCTTTGATAGAAGGAGGGTCAGCAACCGTAAGAATAGATTTGCCGATACTGTAATGAGTTTTAAACAAAGGTACCATACCCCCTTAGTGTAACGGTTCAAACAGGACTGTCAAGGTAATTCCAGCGAGGGCACCCGGCATAATGAAGTTTTTTTATAGAAAAGCTGTCTTTTTTATTTTTTAGTAAAAGCGCATAATTTTCCGCAAATTCTGTCTTAAGGAGCTTGTCGTCTTTGTCGAATAGGCCATAATAATCAAATGGAAATTTATAAGCGCAGTGCCACATCGGCGAACCGTCTTTTTTAAGTTGACCCCGATATTTGGCTCTGCCGCATGCGATAGGACCACCAAAACTACCGTCCGTAGGATGTGGTTTGTCGGCGGCATACGAATTTACAGCTGAATGGTAATTAAATTTGGACAGGTAGCGTTGGGCTTGGGTGAGTTCTATTTCAAATTCTTCAAGCTTTTTATCAGAAATTTTGCGCATCTTCATGATGCCTTTGGGTTTGTTTTTAGAATCTAAATCAAATCTTAGAAAAACAAACTCACTGTTTCGGTTGGAAATCTCCGGGAAGAGATATTTAACTGCAAGGCTATAAATATAATCTTGAAGATTTTTTTTCTTATCTTCCCCTTTAAATACTTGTTTGCTTGTTTT